CTGCGTGCCTAGGACAAACGCATCGTAGATGATGCGTCCTTCCAGCAGGTCGCCGTTGATGCCAGGCGGATCGCGCTTTATAAAGAAATCCTGCAGCTTCTTGGGCTGGAAAACGGAGTTTTTCCGCACCAGCAGGAAATAGCACTGTGCGGTGCCTTTCTTGAGATAATCGTCCGGCACAGGTATTACTTCCGCACCCATAAAGGTGCCGAGTGCGCCGTTTTTCAGGATATTGGCGCCCAGAGAATCGTTGCCGATAAACTGAGAGGACAGCCTGAGCTTCGCAAACCAGCTCCAGCCGATCCATATGAATCTGTTGTCAGCCGGCACTTTTGCGTTGCTCATGGCGGCCATGGCGTCGCCCATCACCTGCACGATGGTGTCCACAGTCGGCTCGGCTGCGGCAAGCGTCAGGGCGCCCGCTCCGTCTACATATTTTCCGAGGGAGTATTTGTCCACCTCCGGTATCGTCTGCTCGCTGATTTCCAGCGACAGCATTTTATTTGCGGCCTTTGCCTCCTCCTGCTCGGAGTTGTTCCCCTTATCTATGGTCACGCTGAAACTGCGGTCTTTCGTCAGGATCATCTCCTGAAGGGTGTCCTGCAGCTCGGTCGGTTCGCCGTAACGGTTCGAGCCGCTGCGCCTGTAGTCGTTCAGCGCCTGCGTCACCGGGGTGTAGATGTTGATGCTTTTTACGCCTATCCAGTCGTAGTCTCTGTTGGTCCTGCCGTCCACGACGGATTTAATCGCAAAATGTTCCGCGATCTTTTTTTCGTATTTGTCTGCAAAGTTTACAGCCATTTTTACCTCTCCTTTTTTCCCGGGCGGAGGGTCATATCACATAGCCGTCAAACGGGTCCGGCGTTGTTTCGCCGGATCTTTTCAGGCTGCCCACAGATACAGCCGCCACTTTATCGGCCTGCGTCTGCTTCGTTGCCGCTGCCTCCAGCTCCGCGATTTTTTGATTTTTTATAAATATTTCGTGCGCCGCAGACGGCGAATATCCGCCGTCTATCATTTTCCATTCCTCATCCGTAAGCGCCAGTTTCCCGGCGGCGCGGCTGTTTGTCTCCACATCGGGGTATCGGCGGAAAAGCTCTGCTCTGTCGTGCTCAGCTCTCGCCGCCGCTTCCGCCATCTCGGCTTCCTCGGCGTGCTTTTCCTCGCGTTCGCTGTCGCTTTGCTTCTGCGCCACACGGCTTTTTGCCAGCTCGGTCAGCAGCGCGTCGTCTGCGTCGGGGTACTTCGCTTTCAGGTCCTGCATCTCCAGCCGCATCGTCGTCTCCGGGATTTTCGCTATAATGTCGTCGATATATCCCTCCGGCGTCCGGCCCAACATTTTTGCCACGGGTATGATCGCCTTAAACAGCTCGCCGCTCTTTTTGGCTCTGCCCGCCACGTTGTCATAGTCCAGTCCCTTCTGCAGCAGCGCCACAGCGCCGGTATCGTCCACGCCGAGCGCTTTTTTCAGCCCCTCCAGCGTGTCCCTGCCGACGGCGAATCTGTTGTCGCGCACTCGTATGTCCACGGTCTCCGGCCGGCTGGTCTCGCCGTCCGGGGCGCTGGTCTCGCCCGTGTTCTTCTGCTGTGCATCGGCGGTCTTGCTGCTGTCCCCGGCTTTTGTTCCAGTCTCAGCTTTTGCTCCAGTCTCAGCTTTTGCTCCAGTCTCAGCTTTTGCTCCTTCTCCCGCGCCGTCCTTCTGTTCCTCTGCCGCTGCAAAGTCGCCCTCGCCGATCAGGTCAAGGTCTCCGTAATCGCCGCCGTTGGTCTCACCGGCCGCGGGGCTGGTCTCGCCCATAGTTACGTCTGCCATTTTTGTTACCTCTCAATTTTTATTTCTTTATGCAAAACGGCCTTGCCCTTTTTCGGGCACGCGCCGTTACAGCATCCCATGTCATATACAGCCCATCGTTCGCCATTCCGGTCTGTCTCGGTTGCGCGCAGCTTCCTCAGCTCCGTCCCGCATACCTCGCACTTTGCCATTTTTGTCACCTCCCATAGTCCATCAGGTTCTCCGCCTGTGTAGCGTATGGCACAATATCCTCGTCCTGCTCCGCCGCTTCCGCAGCCATCGGCCTGCCCGCCACAAAGTAGCGGATCGCGTCCGGCGCGTGGGTGACCTCGTGCGGCTCCGTCGCCACGTCGTTCGGGTCCCGGTCGTCCATCTGCAGCGCGGGGATCGTGCGTATCAGATTGACGCAGTTGGAAAACACCCTCAGCCTCGGCACTGTCGCTCCGGTTTCGTCCTGCGTCGGCCGCAGCCATTCGTGCAGGTCATACCATCCCTGCACCCGGTTGTTGCTCGCCATGGACAGCGTTATTCCGTTTTCCCTGAATATGTCCGCGACGCTCTTGCCCGTGTCCTGTCGCCTGTTCCACATGTCCGGCGGCGCGATGTTCTGCTCCGGCCTCTCGCCCTCGGGCGTCATAGCGCCTATTGCCTCCGCCGCGCGGCTGATGATCAGCCCGCTTTCGTAGATTTCTCGGTACACCACGGCTCTGCCGTAAAAGTCTACCGCTATCCAGTAGCCCGCCAGCATGTCCAGCCCGTAGTCCATCGTGAAGTATCTGCGCCAGCCCTGCGGTATCGGGAACGGGGCGACGACGTGCAGCTTCCTGTCCCACTCCGTGAAATACTGCCCCTCGAAAATGTCCCAGTCCCCGTAGAGCAGCGCCCGCCTGTCCTTTTCGCCGAGGTTCTCCAGCCGCCTGACGTACTCCGGGTCGGCCCGCATCAGGAAACCGTTGTCGCGCACGCCCGCCGGTATGAATATGCGCGTGCCGTTCTCCATCGCGTGCACCGTGTCCGGCTCCCCTATGTCCACGAATCGCGCCTTCACCCACTGGTGGCCCACGCCGCCGGGGTTCGTCGAGGAGCGTATGGATTTGGGGAAACTGTTCGCGCCGCGCAGCCTGGATATGAGGTAGAGGTACATCTGCTCCGTGAAATGCGTCAGCTCGTCGAAGCGTATCACGTCGTACTCCGCGCTTTGATAGCGGTAGACGTCGCTTTCGCTGTCGCAGTAGCCGAAATCCACCACGGAGCCGTTTTTGAACGCGCCGGAGTGCCTGGCCGCGTTGTAGGAGTATACCTCCCGCGGGAACAGCTCCAGCGACACGCGGATGAGGCTCTTTTCCAGCTCCGGGTACGTCCGGCGCAGGATGAGCTGCTTGCTGCCGGCGTACCTCAGGGCGTAAAGCAGCGCGTCCGCGAGCTGGCCGTAGCTCTTGCCCCCGCCCGCCGCGCCGCCGAACAGCACCTCGTCCGCCCTCACGCCGACAAAGCGCCACTGCTTCGCGGTAAGCGTCAGCTCCATCAGTCCACCACCTTTACCTCCACGGTGAATTTGTCCTCGCCCTCGCTCGCCGCGCCCTCGAACATGCCGAGGTGGCGGCCTATCAGCTCCAGCGCCTTCATCTTCTCCGCGGTCTTGACCTCCGGGCCGCCGTCCTCCGGCTGTGAAAAGGCGATGGCGCCGAGCTCCCTCAGCACCCTTTCACTCGTCACCGCCGGCGTCTTTTTCGCCACTCGCGGCGCCGCCCCCTTTCCCGGGAAACGGCCTGCCGGCGCTCCCTGGAAACGCCGCTTTGAACGCCCCGCCCTCGCCGCAGGTTATCTTGTCGTAACAAAACATCTGCTCGTAGCAGAGGGAGCGCGCGCTCCTGCCCTCCGGCCGGCGCCTCGGCGGAGGCTCCAGCGCGTACTCGTCGCTGCGAAGCGCGCCCGTTGGGTCGAAACTGTCCGTATGACCGCCTCCCTTTTTCGTTTTTTCGCTTGACACGCTTAAGAAAATATTCTACAATGTCATTGCAGGCAGCCGCCAAAAAACTTTGTGAGCATCGTTTTTCCCGGCTGCATGGCCAGTATAGCAAGAATATTTTCACTTGTCAACGCAGTTTTTAAGAAAATATTCCCGTTGGTGTGTTTGCGGTGCAGCACCGCCGTGAAGAAAACTTTCTTGCTCTTTTCGTATCAGCGGGCCGGCGAGCCCTCATATAAAGGATGATCTGTATGGAAATCGTGGACAAAATAAGGCTCCTCGCGGCGGAGAAGGGCGTCTCCATGGCGCAGCTCGAGCGCGATTGCGGCTTCTCCAAAAACTCCGTCATCAAGTGGGACAAAAACACCCCCGGCGGCGACAAGCTGCTGCGCGTGGCGCAGTACCTCGGCGTGTCGGTGGACTATCTGCTCGGAAATTCGGCCGACCCGGCCCCCTCCCTGCGCGACGTGCCCGAGTTCTACTTCCACTTTCTGAAAGGCGCGCAGGAGCTCGACCTCTCGCAGCGCGACATCGACCTCCTTCTGGAGATAGCGCGCCGCTTTAAAAAGGAGGATGAGGCCCGATGACCTTTCTGACGAAGGCCGCGCTCTACCGCAGGATGGACGACTTCAGACGCGAGTGCGGCGTTTCAGGCGCGCTGGAGCCGCTCTCCCTGGCGGAGCAGCTCGGCATAAAGGTTTCCGTCTACTCGTTCGACAGCGCGCGTCTCTCCGGCGCCCTGCTGCGCGGGGAACGCCACTGCGAGATCATCCTCTCCGCCGCGCGTTCCGCCGAGGGCCGGCGTTTTACCCTCGCGCACGAGCTGGTGCACTGGTATCTGCACGCCGGGACGAGCTTCTGGTGTTCTGACGCGAAGCCCTCCGCGCTGGAGTGGCAGGCGAACGCCGGCGCCGCGGAGCTGCTGATGCCGTACCGCGAGGTGCTCTCCGCCGT